TAATTTGCTGTAGGAGCTGCAAGCGCGCGCTCACTTCGAACGCCGTCATCTCGGGCTTTTCCCGAGACATCAAATTTAAAATTTCGTTGACGTGCCAGACTTGCAGAATCTGCTTTTGCTTGCGATCGGCCATCATGTCATGTGCCTGCCAGTTGGAATTTTCAAACAGCGCTTTGACCGAATTGTTAATATCGGTGACGACCGTGCGCCCGCGAGCCTGCGTCGACAAGATATTACCGATGATAGAACCCCGCTTTTGCAACAGCGGAGGATCTAGTTCACGGTCCCATTTGAGCAACGCAGACTCGTCCGCCCGATGCAAACTTTTCTGGTCGGGCAAGCACAATACGCCGAGCCCGCGTGCGTAGGTCTCGCCGGCAATCAGAGCATAACGCGCGACGGCAACCGGGAATTTTCTGTAGCCGGATTCTTTTATCAACTGCTTCGATTCCACTTCGACCCAGCAACTCGCGAAGGGATAATCTTTGTTAGTTGCAACCTTCGATTTCGAATAACCGGAAAAATCCCGAGGCATGATCGAGTGTAAAATCTCAAACTGTTTCATCGGCTCTTTTTCCGCCGCTTTTTCGATCGAGTCGCTAACCTTGCCGAGCTTCACCGCCTGATGAGCCGGCAATGTCATCGATCGAATGAACTTGTCGATCTTGCCGTCATCGCCCTCGGCCATCACGTATTGCCCCCACGGGATCGCCGTGAATTTCAATCGACCCAAGCCGGCGCGAGGACCGCGCGGAACTTCTTCGATCAACATCGGCCCGTTGCCGAACAGTCCCCAATCGAGCACGTTTTGACCGGCCGGTCCGTAAAAACTCGGCCGCATTTGCAACAGAATCCGCGCCGTCGTGTCCTTCATCCACGCGGCGTTGTCTTGTTTCTGGTTGATTTGGGGATCGCGAGAGCGAAGCGAGAACCATTGGGTCGCCTGATTGAAAAGCGCACCCTGCACGAACTGTGAAAATATGTGCGAGCCATAGCCTGCCGTGCCGTCGAACATTAGTTCGTTTTTGCGCGCGCCGGCCGCGCGCTCAATCGTCACATCGCGATGATGCGGATCGATGTTGTCGATAATCGCTTGCGCCGTGTTATCGAAATTGAACCGCTCATTTTTGAGCTGCGTGTACCAGCGGTAAATATCTTGGGCGAGGCTCATTACGCTTTGCCGACTGTGCCCAGCCCGCCGCTGGCGAGGATTGTCGAAGATCTTCCCTTGGCAAGCGCCGCTCTACGCTGTGCCTCGGCGCCGGCTTCCTGCACCGCCGCGGTATCGGTCGACGGTGGTGGCGCGGCCGGTTTCGGTTTCTTTGGCGTACTAAAAAGCGCTCCCATACTTTTTATCTCCTATCCGCTCCGATTGCTCTGGACTTGGATATTATCGCTTCGATTCTCATTTCCCGTTAACACGCCGTACCTGGAAAGTAAATAACAAAAAGCGTCGCCCAAATCTTCCCACGGGTGATTAGGCTTCTTCGGCTTGTCCGAACTTAGCCCGCCTTGAATGCTTTGCGGGTAGTACCAGCGCCCGTCAAGCGCGCGAATCAGATCGAGCGTGAATTCGTTTTCTTCGATCATCACGCCGTTTCGCCGCGGGAAAACGCTGCGCAGTAATTCGCGGCGATTCTCCCAGGAGACCGGCCCCGGCTCGTAATCGCCGCCGTCGAGCATTTCGCGAATCGTCGTCAATGCGGCGTTGTCAATATCGGCTTCTTCGCCCTTCGGTTTTTCCACCGTGCCTTGGGACGGATCGTAACCGATCACGGCAAAAGTGTCGGTGTCCCGAAGCACCCACGGCGCGAAGCGCGAAAGCCACGGCAAGACAAGTTCCTCGAATAGCTGGCGCATCCCGGCGCCCTGCATGTAAAGCGCAGCCTTGATCGCGAGTACGCGGTAGCCGCGGGAGTAAACCGCTTGACCGATGATGCAGGTAGGTGTGTGGCCAAAGTCGAGCCCGAAATAAACCGGCTCACCGGGAACGAATGGAATCGTCGCTTGCGTTGTGTGATCGTCGCGGTTGAATCCCTTCGCCACTTGCGAGCCGAGCATGACGACCCCCGGCAGTCCGAGAATCAGCCGGCGCAGCAGATCGGTTCGTTCTTTGAGCGCCGATGCCCAACTCAATCGATCGGCATGACTCGCTCGTTCGCCGACCGGAACACGAAACCAGCGCCTATCGCCGTCGCCGCCGTAGCACTGATCAATCGGCGTGCCCTGCGGATAGCGATCCAATTCCTTCGGTGGGTCTAACCCGACAAGCTGGAAAATCTCCCGCAAGTTTTCGGGATTGGAAAAAACCGGCGTGTCCGTTGGCTTCCAGCGCCGCCATGTCCAGTGATCCTCATCGGGTAGATTCAACGTGGTCACGGCCGGATGAAAGTGGGATGGCACGCGCTGTGAAGTGCGCCCGAGCCGCCATGAATCCTCGTCGATGCCCGTCGACTGCACCATCACGGCGGAAGGCGCCGGCTCTTCGAACCACATGCCGACGCATTCCATGCGAAGCCGATCTTTCGCACCCTGGTCCTCGATTCCGAATAAGTCGACGTGCACGAGACAAGCGCCGTCGAGATAAAACCGCGCGACGTGATCGTTATCCGTCAGACGCCAGCCGCCCTTGAACATCGGATTTTCCATCGAGCGAACGGTTTTTAATTTGTGAGAAGTGAACGTGTCGGTGACTCCCATCCAGGAGACCGGAAGCGGATAACCGAACTTGAAATGATTGCGCGAGTGCTCGATGGCGCCGACCATCCAGCCGATCGTTTTGCCGTCGCCGCGGGAACCGTAGCAGGCAATCTCGTTGCCGCCCTTGGCATCCGTGCCGTAGCCGATCGCTTGCACGAATTTTTCAACCACGGGTTGACCGTAGAAATTTATTTCCGCAATCTGGTTTCTCAATCGCGGATCGATCGGTCGACGGGTTTTAGGCATCTCTCACTTTCAGCGCCAGCGCGTACATCCGCAGGTATTGAATCTGATCGCACGCATCGAAACAGGCATCCATCTCGCTTTCTAAAATCAAATCCTTGATCGGAAGCAAATCGCAAGCGAACAGGTGCACCGGCTCCGATCGTTGTGGAGGCTCCACGGCTTAATCGTCCTCGGCGTCCCCAGATCCGATCTTGACTTTCACTTTAGTTTTGGTTTCCAGCGTGATTGTCAAGTTCGCCTCGTCGTCGTGATAGCTCGTGATCTCCAACGCCTCCATCTTCGCAATCACTCGATTCTTCAAATCGATCTCGCCTTTAAGCTTTTCCATTCGCTCATCCCGAGCCGCGGCGTAATTCTCCGCGAGCACCGTCAATTCAGCATTACTCGCCGGCGTCACTCCCGGTAGCGTTGCCGTTTTTGCCATGTTCTTTCCCCCTTCGTGTTTTTACCGAACGAACGCCAGCGCCGCAAAAAAAATAAATGCGGCGATCGCGAGCAAATACAAAACGTCATCCCAGCAGCCCATGAGAATCCGGTCTTATGCTTTTCTCAAAACACTGTCAACCGAAAAATATCCGGAACCCAGCAATTATAAAAATTACGATGATCGCCGAATACACCAAACCCAAAAAAGCGTCAAAACTCATCACTTCACCTCTTCGCTTCCGATAACCCCCAGAACCGAAAATCCTGAAATCTGCCGGCTTCTCGAAAATTCCTTGATCGAAAGTTCATGCTTGAAGTAAAAAGCCTCCAAGTCGTCCATCTGCTCGCGCCAACCACGGCACGGGTAAAGCGAATCCATCTGCAACATCATTTCCAGATAAACTTGCCGGGTCACCTTCCCGGCCGCATTCAAAACCGCCTGCGCCGCTTCCGCATACCCCAGTCCAGCCGCATCCCGCTTCCAACGCTCCCACTCCCCAACCCCAACCCAATGCTCCGACTTCAAAGGCCGATCGGACTTATTTGCCCGTTTTGCCATGAGTCAACCCCTTCACCAGTTCAAGCATCGTTTTCGCGATCGGCTCGTTCTTGAAATGCTCGTGCTCCGCCAAACTCTCATCCCGGTTCCGATCTTTGTCGATCCGGATCAGAATCGAATCCAAATATTCGTACCACTCGGTCACCGCCCGGTAATCCCAAAACTCCCGAAGAGCCTCCGCCATATCAGTTTCTAAAAACTTGTTCTTCCGGCTTTCGGCAACCCACTTCGCGAGCTTCTTAAACTTGACCGGATCTGAGTAATAAAGCCGGTCGGTTTCCTTCTTCAATTCCGGTATCAAATTCATCGACGCCATGTGACGCTCCTCTCTACTTTTTTTTTCCGGGTTTTTAACAACTGGCGAAGCCGGTCTCTGAGCATTCTTATGCGAAGAGACTCTTAGGTTAGGTTCGGTTAGGTTAGGAGGAGCCCGTTGTGGCTCATGTCTCTTGTGATATTTCCAATAGTTACATGCTTGCAGGATACTTGGCCGACCATTGGCCAATACTTGGCCAACTATCAGCCAATGCTTGGCCAACATCCAGCCAACTATCCGCGAGCACTTTCCAGGACTCATCCGAAGCTTCTTTCCAAGCACAAATTCCCACCGTTCTACAAGCTTCCATTGATTGCCGTTTCGGTCCAAAATCGAGAACACTTCAATCGCTAATCTTAAGGCTCTATCGCCAAACTCGTCGGTCAATTCCCATGTCTCTGGATCGTCATTGAAAAGTTGCGCCATCGGAAAATGTCGAGCCATTAAACCTTCCCCCCTTTAATAACCCGAATCCGATATTCCCGCCTCCACTCTTGAAGCTTCCACCGCCTATCCAATTTAACCCAAATCTTTTCCCAATAATCACGATGAATCTCCCACGGCTCCCAAGCCCAAATAACCTCATTTGGACTCTGAGTCGGAAGTTCATTCCGCTTTACTCTCTCTCTTAAATACCCCGATGCGTATCTCATTAAACCTCCACCAAGGTTGAAGGGGGCGGATAGTGGTGGCTACCCGCCGCAGTTCCCTTCGTCGACTCCGGGGAGCTACCCCGTCTCCAATCCCTATTACTACCCACCCCACTTGTCAATTAATTTTTTTCAGGGGAATTCGGTAAAGGGGGAACGAGAAAAATGGCACGGGTACAAAAGGGGGTCTATGGGGGGTCCAGACGGCCGGAATCGGTGAGCAGAATTGAGTCAAAAACCAGGATCTAAGGGCACAAACGCCCGATAGCTGGCAACGCGGGCTATTCAGGGCGTCAGTGTTTCCGTGGGGCTATCAGAAACAGGCTAACTATTTGGATTCATTATCCTTTGGTGGAGTAATATCAATAGCAGGAGCATTGCCAGTGTATCCAATATTTAATTGAGATGGCCCAGCGAAATTATTAATTTGCCAGTTATCTCGGTACTGCGGTCGCAAGCCTTTTAACGCGAACATCGCGAGAATGTCGCTCTTTTGAGTGTGTTTCTCGACGACTGTCTCATCTTTCAAGTAGCGGGTTTTGGTATGCTCGACACCGAAGAAGGCACGATCAAAGACTTCACCTTCGGCGAAGTCGGCGAACATTTCGCGAGCTTTGTCGAAAGCTTTCGCATAGTTAGCATCTTTATGGAGCCAATCGTAGTGAGAAGTCCAGAGGATGCAACAGGCTTTGGCGGCCTTAGTGATGGCGCCGGTGCCGACATAGGCAAAAATGAAGCGCCTTTGTTTGGATTTTAGAGGTTGGAATTCTGGGATAGCGCGCAACTTAGCAATTAGAGATTCGGTATTAACGAGATTACGAGCCGCAGCGCTTTCATCATCCATAGTAACAAATGTTTACTGGGAAAGCGTGGTGAGTGTCAAGCGGAAAGTGACAGAAATGACAAAGTGGCATGACAATGTCACGGGCGGGAATGCCCGGTTTATTGAATTGATTCAGGTATTTAGTGCTGTTTCCGATGGTATGCTGCTTGCAGTAGAGGGCGAGCAGGAAGGAGAAACGGAAATGAAGTTTGACACATTACCGCTGTACGTAATAGGCGCGCTGGCATGGCTAGCGCTTGGAATTGGGGTGCTCAATCTGATCGGAAGCGTGGTAAGTGCTGCGCTGCGATCAATGGGAGTTTAAGACCATGAACAGGAAAAAGGGGATTGTTCCGTGGAGTAGTTTGAATCTGGAAACGGCAGAAACGGTAACTAAATTTAGAGCGAAGTTTGTGGGACGCAAGCGTTGCGCAATCGGTAAAGTTTACCGCTTTTCGGTTGTAGTCGAAGCAAAAGACGAAGAGACAGCGCGCTTGAAGCTATACGACGACTACGAGCATATCTCAGATTTGAAAATCAGTTTAGCGAGATAACATCAACGTTCGCAACCGCTGGCAGGAGGAAAAGACGATGGACGTTTACGAGATGATCAACAACCGGATAATTGAATCGCTGGAAAAGGGCGTAGCCCCTTGGAAGTGTCCTTGGCTCAAAGGGGAACACGATGAGCCGAGGAACTTCGTTTCGACGAAGAAGTACAACGGGATCAACCCGTTCTTGCTTGGGATGACCGCGATTGCGAAGGGATATAGCTCGCCCTTCTGGTTGACCTACCGGCAGGCGCAGAGTTTGGGCGGGAACGTGAAGCAAGGCGAGAAGAGCCCGGCTTTTGTAGTGTTCTACAAGCAGATCGAGAAGAAAGACAAAGACGAAGGGCGGCAAGAAGGGGAGACATCATCGAAGGATGACTTTTACCGAATGCTTCGCTATACGCCAGTCTTTAACACAGATCAATGCGACGGTTTGAGCGTCCCGGATCTCCATCCGGAGCGAAAGAAATACGAGCATGAAGTGATTGCCAGCGCTCAAGCAATCGTCGACGCCATGCCAATGAGACCCACGATCGAGAGCGAACGGCAGAGCAATCGCGCCTTTTACTCCCCGAGCTCGGACAAGGTTGTTGTTCCCTATCTCGCACAGTTTGAACATGCAGAAGAGTATTATTCTGTCTTGTTTCACGAGCTAGGACACTCCACCGGCGCGGCTCATCGCCTTGACCGAGATTTTAAGAATTCCGTCAGCTTTGCCGACCACGAATACAGCAAAGAAGAGCTCGTGGCGGAGTTTACCGCGTCCTACCTGTGCGGGATTGCCGGCATCGAGCATCGAACCCTGGACAACTCGGCGGCTTATCTTGAATCTTGGACCAAACGCCTGAAGGACAAGGCCAACAAAAAATGGCTGACTTGGGCCGCGTCAAAAGCTTCAAAAGCTGCCGATTTTATCCGAGGAGTTGACGTGATGGAGCAAAGAAAGGCGGCTTAAAGAGTCGTCCCATACTGGCGATTTCACCGTAAG